GAGATACGCCCTATGCAGAAGACATGGGCCGCCGCGCAAAGGAATTCAGCCTTGATGCCTACGTTGTTGGCGACGACTACATGCAGCAGCGCGACGCGCTTATGCGCGCGTGCGACGAAGCCGGTTCGGCTGAATTGGTTCATCCGTACCTTGGCACGCTGAAAGTGCTTTGCACGGGATGGGCGCTGCGCGAGTCGAAGAGCGAGGGCCGCATGGCGCGGTTCACGCTGTCTTTCTTGGAATCTGGCGAACCCGAATCCCCGAGCGATTCGACGGACTATGCTGCGCAAGCGTTGTTCACTTACGACGAAGCGAAGCAGGTAGCGATGGGCGCGTTTGCGGACGCGTTTTCGATAGATGGCCTGCCAGATTTCGCGGTTGATGATGCAATCGAGATTGCCACAAACGCGGCGGAGGCGATTGGCGAGGTTGTGCAGTTTGTGAACGAAGTTCGGCGGGATGGCATCGGCCCGATGATCGGCCGTTTTGTTTCTGCCCTGACTGGAAGCGGCGGACTTCTAGGCAGACCGTTCGAATTGGCTTCGTCGCTTTTCGACATTTACCACGCCGTCGCGGGCATCTTCGAATCGGACGATGACGAGCGCGGCGCGATTCGCGGGCTATCCCCGATGTACAGCTTTGCGGGCGGCAGCGGAATAACGCCAATCCAGCCGACGACTTCGACGCGACGCTCGCAGCAGGCGAACCGGGATGCGCTTATAGGGCTGGTGCGCCAGGCCGCCGTTATCGAAGTGTCGCGCATCGCCCCCGTTGCCGAGTACGAAACGGCAGAGGATGCGGAAGAGGTACGCGACCAAATCACGGATGAAGTAGACGAGATTTCGGAAGCGCCGGAAACTCCGGATGAAGTGTACGCGGTACTCCAAAAGGTGCGCGCCGTAGTCGTTGGCGGCGTTCCGCCAGAAGGGGCGCGGTTGCCCGATCTGGTGACGATCACGCCCGCGCAAACCATCCCGTCGCTGGTTCTTGCTTACGACACTTACGAAGATGCCGAGCGCGAAGCGGAAATCGTGACGCGCAACAACATCAAGCATCCTGGCTTCGTTCCTGGCGCTGAACCGCTGCGGGTGCTGTCCAATGTCTAAAATTCTCTTGTACGTGAATGGCCGCATTTACGACGGCTGGAAGCAGGCGACCGTTACACGCAGCCTGGATGCAATCGCGGGAAAGTTCGACCTTGTGTCGATGGATAAATGGGATGCGGCTGCGGAACGCTGGACGATCTTTCCGGGCAATGAATGCCGGATAGAGATAAACGGCAAGGCACTGATTACCGGCTATGTCGATAAGGCTGGGCCGTTCTACGACCCCGAGTCGCACGGCATCAAGATACTTGGTCGCGACAAGACGGCCGATTTGGTGGACTGTTCGGCCGTAGTGAAGGGAAGCGAACTGCGCGGCCTGACGCTTGAAGGAATCGCGAAGGCGCTTGCAAAGCCGTTCGGCGTCGGGGTTGTGGCGCAGGTGGATTCCGGCCCTGTGTTTCAGTCGTTCGCGATCCAGCCAGGCGAAACCGCATGGGAAGCCATCGAGCGCGCAGCGCGACAACGCTTCATGGTCATTACGACTGATGGCGAAGGAAACCTAGTCATTGCCGACATTGGCGCGACCCGCGCCGCCGATCCGCTGATAGAGGGCAAGAACATCAAGGCAGCAAGCGGGGAGTATGACTATTCGCAGCGGTTTAGCGAATACATCGTGAAGGGCCAGGCCGCCGCGCAAAATGACGGATGGGAACCGGCAACCGTGGCCGTCGAAAGCCGCGCGGCCGATCCGAACGTGAAGCGTTATCGTCCAAAAATTCTCAACGCGGAAACGCAGGCGAGCGACGGCAGCGCGAGTAATCGCGCGCAACTGGAAGCCGCCGCCCGCGCCGGGAAATCGACTAAAATAACCGTGACCGTTCAGGGCTGGACAATGAGCAACGGCGAACTGTGGCCGGTAAATGCAATGGTGCGCGTCCGAAGCCCGCTTCTGTCCATTGATGAAGACCTTGTGATTTCCGAAGTGAAGTTCGGCGTATCCGATACTAGCGGCATCACGACCGAAATGCAGTTGACGCGGCCTGATGCGTACCTGCTTGGGCAATCGAAGGTGAAGAAGGAAAAGAAGGACAAGAAAACCGGCATCGGGCCGGACCCCTGGGACACGTTCCAATGATCGACCAAATACAAAAGCTGATGGCCCCGTTGCAACGACGCATCATGTTGTCGATTGGGCGCGCGGTGCTGAATGCCGTTTACGACGGCAATCCCGTTCAGCTTGTGCAAGCGTCGATGCTGTCTGACGAAGTGCGCGACAAGATGGAGCGCATGACCGAATACGGCTTCACCAGCGTTCCGTTTCCTGGCGCGCAGGCCGTGGCCGTGTTTGTCGGCGGCGAGCGCGGCCACGGCGTCGTAATCGCGACCGGAGATCATCGCAGCCGCATGAAGGGGCTGCAACCTGGCGAAGTCGCCATCTACGACGATCAAGGGCAGTCGGTTCACCTTACGCGCGCTGGCATCGTCGTAAAGGGCGCAGGGAAGCCCGTAACCATTACGGACGCGCCGAAAGCCCGTTTTGAAATGGATATCGAGGCAACGGGCGAAATCAAGGACAGGTGCGACAGCAGCGGAAAGACGATGGCGCAAATGCGCACGACGTACAACGGGCACACGCACAACGAAAACAACAACCCCGGCGGCCCGACCAATCAACCTAACCAGCAAATGTGATCATGGGCGATATTGCGCTGATTTGGAGCGACGACAATCTAGGCGACATTCTGACCGCCGATTTCGATTTGCAGACCGATGAAGGGCTGCAAACAGCGGTCCTTGTTTCGCTGTTCACGGATCGCCGCGCAGCCATCGGGGAAGAACTGCCAGCCGGGGAAACGAACCGGCGCGGATGGTGGGGCGACGTGGCCCCGGAAGTCCCCGGCGACGTGATCGGCTCGCGCCTGTGGCTGCTGTTCCGCGAAAAGAAGCTTGCGGATGTGATCGTGCGCGCGAACGAGTACGCGCGCGAAGCCTTGCAATGGTTGATTGACGACAGGGTTGCAAGCCGCGTTGACGTGCAGGCCGAAGCAATCCGCGCAGGGGAATCGGACGCGCTTGCAATTCAAGTCGCAGTGTATCGGCCGCGCGGCGACGCCGTGCAGTTCCGGTACAATTACGCGTGGCAGTCGCAGGCCGCGAAAATCGGACAGTAAGGGCATATCATGGCATTCCAGCGACCGACGCTTACCGAAATCATCGACCGCACTTTTAGCGACCTTACAAGCCGATTGAGCTTGCAAGGCGCGTTGCTGCGGCGTTCCGTCGTTGGCGTGCTGGCGCGCGTCCTGGCGGGCGCGGCGCACATGCTGCATGGGCATCTTGATTGGATCGCAAAGCAGGCGATCCCCGACACGGCCGACGAATGGTTGCCCCGGTGGGCTTCCATTTGGGGCGTTGCGCGGAAAGATGCGGAATTCGCCAGCGGCAGCGCGTCATTTGTCGGGACGATCAACGGCATCGTTATTCCTGCCGGAACCGTCTTGAAGCGATCCGATGGTGTCGAGTACGAAACGCAGGCCGATGCGACCGTGACGGCTGGCGCGGCAACGGCGAGCGTGAAGGCGATTGACGCGGGCAGCGCCGGAAACGCGGACGCCGGAACCGCGCTGACGCTGGTATTCCCGATTGCGGGCGTGAACAGCGCGGCGACGGTGGACGCTGACGGCATCACGAACGGCAGCGAAATTGAAGGCAACGACAGCTTGCGAACGCGAATGCTGGACCGCATCCAGCAGCCGCCGCACGGCGGGGCTGATTTCGACTATCTGACGTGGGCGCTTGAAGTGCCTGGCGTTACGCGCGCCTGGGTCTATCCGCTGCACCTTGGCGCGGGCACTGTCGGCATTACGTTCGTGCGCGATAATGATGCGTCGCTGATCCCTGACGCTGCGGAAGTCGAAGCCGTGCAAGACTACATCGACGCGCGGCGGCCGGTGACGGCCGAAGCTTTCGTGTTCGCGCCGGTTGCCGAAACGCTGAATTTTACGATTGCCGTTACGCCTTCGACGGCCGCCATAAAGGCCGCCATCGAAGCCGAGTTGCGCGACTTCCTGGCGCGCGAGTCCGAGCCGGGCGGCACGCTGTATCTGTCGCGGATTAACGAAGTAATCAGCATCGCGGCGGGCGAATTCGATCATACGCTTACGTCGCCTTCCGCCGACGTGGTGAAAGCAACAGGGCACCTTGCGGTTATGGGTACGATTACGTGGCTGTAAACGAAAGAATCAGTTCGGGGCACATCATGGCGATGAACGGGCAAGAGTACGCAGAACAGTTGGATGCGCTGTTACCGCAGGGTCTTGCATGGCCGCGTGAAAGCGACGCGCGCATGCGCGATCTGACGCGCGGGCTTGCCGAGGAATTCGCCCGCGTGGACGCGCGCGGCGACGATCTGTTGCGCGAAGTGCTGCCGAGTACGACGATTGAAATGCTGTCGGATTGGGAACGCGTTGCGGGCTTGCCCGATGCGTGCGTGCCGAGCGGACAGACGATGCAGGAACGGCGCGCCGCGTTGCTGTCGCGCCTTGCGGGCACTGGCGGCCAGTCTATCGCCTTCTTTATCGAGTTGGCCGCATATCTCGGATTTACGATTACAATAACGGAATTCCGCCCGTTTCGGGCTGGCGTAAGTCACGCGGGCGACGCCCTATACAACGACCTGTGGCGGCATGCCTGGCGCGTCAACGGGCCAGAAACAACGGTCATCGAATTTCGGGCGGGCCTGAGTGCTGCGGGCGAACCGCTGCGCAAGTGGGGAAATGAATTGCTTGAATGCGTGCTTAATCGCGTCAAGCCAGCGCATACCGTGCTGCTGTTCGGGTACGGCGGGTGACTTCTAAGGGGCTACTATGTTTCGCATTGACCATCCGACCGCCGTTGCGGTGAAGCCCGCGCCAGGCGCGGCGGGTACGCCGGGGTTTTTCACGGAAGGCGACCCGGTAGGCGGCATTGCGCCGACCGTCGTAACGCAAGCCTGGTGCAACAGCGTTCAGGAAGAACTTATGTCGATCCTGACGGCTGCGGGCATCGCGCCTGACAAGGCCGCAACCAATCAGGTTTTGCTTGCATTGCAGGCTTTGGGCCTAAAGGTCGCGACGACAGCGGAGGCGCAAGCGCTAGTCAACGATGCGACCATAATCACGCCGAAGAAGTTGGCGGACGCATTCAAAGGAAGCAATCAGTCTTTGGGGGCTAATGGCTACCAAAAATATCCGGGCGGGCTTATCGTTCAGTGGGGCACCACCACGGCCACCGCGTCTACCGGCGATGTGTCCACGCCTTTTCCAATCGCATTTTCGTCCGCGTTGCGTACATTGTTAGTTTCTCCGGGGATCACATCGTCGATGAACGCGGCCACTTTTGGTTCCCTTAGTTTGGCGAGTTTTGGCTATTCCATATGGGGCGCGGCGGGAACGCGAGTCGCGGGTAGTACCGGTTACTTCATCGCGATAGGAGTGTGACCATGAAATTCATTTTGTTTGGCGACGATGGCGTAATGGTGGCCCGTTACGATTCGAAGATTCACGGAGACGACATTCCGTCCGGTGCTGTTGATGTTTCGGACGATCTGTTTTTTCAAACTATCAGCGAGAATGACGGCGTTTGGAAACTCGACAAAGACACGGGGGGAATCGCAAAACATCCGTTCCCGTCGCCAACGATAGAGCAACTCGCCACCGCCGCCCGATCTGACCGCGATGCGCGCCTGACGGCTTCGGATTGGGTGACACTGCGCGCCTACGAAATCGGCGAAGAAGTTCCGTCCGAATGGCTGCGCTACCGCGCTGCACTTCGTGATATCACCTTGCAGTCTGGTTTTCCGCAGGTGATTGACTGGCCGCAGCCGCCCGCATGATCCGTTTCGACCTATGAAGAAAAGCCCGCCGCGTGCGGGCTTTTTGTTGCGAGCAAACACAACGCCGACACGCCGTCAATCTCGCGAACAGCAAATGCCGCGTATGTAGAACGGCAGAGACAATTCACTTGCACCTTTCAACTACCGGGGCAAGTGAATGCACAAAATCGACCATCCTACCGCCGCGCCTGGCGGGCTGTTCACTATTGGCGATCCTGTCGGCGGTGTGGCCGCGACCGTCGTTACTGATGACTGGCTGAACGCGGTTCAAGGCGAAATCGCCAACGTGATTGAGGGCGCGGGCCTGCCGCTGTCCAAGCCCGACAACTCGCAACTGCTTGCGGCCATTGACGCGCGCATTCTGGCGTTCGGGCAATCGTGGCTTACCGGCGACGTTATCTTGACCATGCGCGCCGCTGCCGCTGATGGCTGGATTGTCTGCAATGATGGGACCATCGGTAGCGGGGCAAGCGCAGCGACGACGCGCGCGAACGACGATTGCGAAGACCTATACATGCTGCTGTGGAACGGCGTTGCAGATGCCTATGCGCCGGTATCCAGCGGGCGCGGCGTGAGTGCGGCGGCCGATTGGGCGGCTGGCAAAACCATAGGGCTTACGAAGATGCTAGGGCGTGCGCTGGCGATAGCTGGCGGCGGCGCTGGCCTTACTTCGCGCCCCATCGGTCAAGCTGTCGGCACCGAAACGCATGTGCTGGCCGAAAGCGAAATGCCCGCGCACAATCACGGCGTCACCGATCCGGGCCACTCTCACAGCGCATCTTTCCGCCTTGGACAGTCAGCGGGTGGGCTGACGTGGGCATATGGCGGGACTGTCGATAACGCGAGTCAGGGCGTCAATGTGGTGGCAAACACCACGGGCATCACGATTCAGAACAAGGGCGGCGGCGGCGCGCATAACAACATGCAGCCTACGACGTTCCTTTACGCCCACATCAAATTGTAAATGTCGCCGGATTTCCCGGCTTTACGCCGTCCCCAATCAATCGCCGCGCTATAATTCCGCGAATACTTTCTGTTGCGCCTGGTTTCATCGGCGCTTCGCGGAAGCGGTAGCATTGACAGGGACGGCTTTTAATAGGCGGACCAAAATGCGTAATTCGAACGGCAGGGGAAAGCCTGTGGCTATCAGCGAAGATATCGCAACCGAAGCAATCAAATCAGCCCCGCCGCTGGCTGCGGCGGCGTACACGCTGAATGAATGGCCGATCATCGCCGGTATTATCTGGATCGCGATTCAGGCTGTTGTTTTCATTCACAAGTACATCGTCTGGTGGAAGGCGGGGAAGCCCGTAAGGGAAAAGCAATGAGCCGTGCGCGCATCCTGGCCGCCGCGCTGACTGTCAGCGCGGCGGCTTTTGCAACGTGGCAGGCAAGCGAAGGGTTTGCCCCACGCCCCGAAATCCCGACGAAGGGCGACGTTCCTACTATCGGGCACGGTTCGACGCGCTACGAAGACGGAACGCGCGTCACGATGCAAGACCCGCCGATTACGCGCGAGCGCGCCGCCGTCCTGGCGTTCAACCTGATGCAACAGGACTGCAAGCAGATGGTCGCCGCGCTGCCAGGCGTGAAGCTGTATCAAGAAGAATACGACCTGTATTGCGATTTCGTGGGGCAATACGGCATCGGCAATTTTCGTGCATCGTCCATGCGCCGTGAACTGCTGGCTGGAAACTACGTGGCCGCGTGTAAGGCGCTGCTACGCTATCGGTTCGCCGCTGGCTACGATTGCAGCACGACGATAAACGGCAAGCCGAATAAGCGGTGCTGGGGCGTGTGGACGCGCCAGCTTGACCGGCATAACGCCTGCATGGCGGCGCAATGAACACGCTTATTCGCGCCGCGATCCCCTACGCCCTGGCCGCCGCCGTTGCGGCCGGTGCTG